GATTGTACTTTTATCGGTGCTTACGCACACGGAGATTCTGGTGGTGCTAGTCATCAAATTTCTATTGGATACAATGTAAATAGTGCTGGAAACAATACAGTAACTATAGGTAGAGACCACGGGAGCGGAAGCAGAATTTATAACACTTTTTCTTCTAATGCAACTTGGACTCATTCTTCTGACCAACGATTTAAAAAAGAAATTACTACAAATACTGATGCAGGTTTAGATTTTATAAATGATTTAAGAACAGTTACTTATAAATGGAAAGCACCTAGTGAACTGGACAGTTCTATGCACAATTATGATGCTGATAAAACTACAGTTGATTATGATAAAAAAATGTATGGTTTAATAGCACAGGAAGTAAAAACAGCAATGGATTCTAACAGCATTACAGACTTTGCTGGATGGAATAAACTTGTTGATGGGATGGATGATATACAAGGCATTTCAAATGAGATGTTTGTAATCCCTTTAATTAAAGCAGTACAAGAACTATCAGCAAAAGTTAAAGCATTAGAGGATGCTTAATAGTATATTTTAGATTGGAGAATAAATAATGGCATATATAGGAAATAGTCCTGCTAATACAGGTAACTATCAAATAGTAGATGATATATCTAGCAGTTTTAACGGATCGTTAACATCGTTCGCTTTGACTGCAGGTAGCGTTGCTATTACTCCAGCGAAATCAGGACAACTCTTGGTTGGAGTAAACGGAGTACTGCAAGAGCCAGATGATTCTGGCACTAACGGCTTTAAAGTATCTGGATCAAACATAGTATTCAGCTGCTGCTCCAGCCAGTGGAGATACATTCTGGTCAGTATATCAAGGTCAGAACGTAGACATTGGTACGCCCTCTGACGATGTAGTAGACACAATACATATTAAGGATAATGCAATTACTTCAGCTAAGATTGCTGCAGGAGCGATTATTGCATCTGACGTAGCTGACGATTCTGTGACTACAGCTAAGATTGCTGACGATGCGGTAACAGCAGATAAGTTAGCTAACTCGATCAATACAGCTATTGCAGCAAACACAGCTAAGACAGGTATTACTACTAGTCAAGCTAATGCTATTACAGCTAACACAGCTAAGACAGGTATTACTACAAGCCAAGCAAACGCTATTACTGCTAACACAGCTAAAGTAACTAACGCTACGCACACAGGCGAAGTAACAGGAGCTACAGCACTTACTATTGCAAACAATGTTGTAGACGAAGACAATCTCAAAGTATCCAACTCACCAACTAACGGATATTTTTTATCTGCTCAATCAGGTAACACTGGTGGTATGACATGGGCTGCAGTACCTGCTACATCTGACGCTGATATTTTAAGTGCAGCTACAATACAAAAGACAGCCACCTCAAACATTGGGCTAGGTTCAGGTGCAGTAGACTCAATTACTACAGGTGACTACAATGTAGGTATAGGTGATAATGCTGGTACAGCAATTACAAGTGGTGCTAGTAATATTGCTATAGGTACTAATGCTTTACAGACTATTAGTACACAAAATCAAAATGTAGCAGTTGGCGGTAATTCATTACAATTATTAACAAGTGGTTATAACAATGTAGCAATTGGTTACGATAGTGCTAAATTAGCAACTTCAATGAATAGTTCTATTGCAATTGGTAGAAATGCTTTAGCAGCTAATACCACAGGAAATGCAAATACCGCAGTTGGAATGAATGCTATGGCAGCTAATACCACAGCAGCTAATAACTCTGCTTTTGGTAACTATACTATGCCAGTAAACACAACTGGAACTAACAATACTGCTGTAGGTAATATTAGTATGTACTCTAATACAACAGGTAGTAGTAATGTAGGAGTAGGTGCTAATTCTCTACAAGCTAACACAACTGGTTCTGAAAACACCGCAGTAGGTGTAAATGCTTTTCAAGCTAACACCACAGGTGCAAATGGTTTAGCACTAGGCAAAAGTGCTTTAGCAGTTAACACTACAGGCTCTCATAACACAGCAGTTGGACACGATTCACTTAAAGCAAATGTATCAGGTTCTTACAATACATCACTAGGAGCAAGAACATTAGAAACTAATACAGCAGATAATAATTTAGCTGTAGGCTGGGGCGCATTGTTAAAAAATACTTCAGGTACTAAAAATACAGCCATAGGTCGAAGTACATTAGTAGAGAATACTACTGCTGATTTTAATGTAGCAGTTGGTTACGCATCTTTACTAGATAACTCAACAGGCGCACACAATACAGGACTTGGAGCAGATGCTCTTGGTAATAATACAACTGCTTCTGACAATACTGCTGTAGGTTCATCAGCTTTATATGTTAATACAACAGGAACAAACAATACTGCTGTTGGTAGACAAGCATTAGATGCTAACACCACAGGTTCAGCTAATACCGCAGTTGGTTATGGTGCTTTAGGTTCTAACACAACTACTGGTCATAATGTAGCGATAGGGAAAGAAGCACTAAAAAGTGCTAATGGTGCAGATATAAATGTAGCTGTAGGTTCTTTAGCTCTTAAAGACATTACTAATGGTTCTGCTAATATAGGTATTGGTGCGCAAGCTGGTGCTTACTCAATTCTTACAACAACAGGTGATTTTAATATTTATCTTGGGCATTATGCACACGGACCAGATGCTGACTCAAATAAATCATTAGTTATGGGTTACAACGTAGGTGGAAGTAATAGTACTTTTACTTTTGGTCACGAAGATAGCGATACTAGATGTAGTCACGGAAGTACTTCTTGGTCAGCACCATCAGACCAAAGACTTAAAGAAGAAATAACAACTTCTACTGCTGGACTTAATTTTGTAAATGATTTAAGACCAGTAACTTTTAAATGGAAAAAAGAAAAAGATATACCAACAGATTTAGCTGGATATAAAGAAGGTTCTGAAACTCGTTACAAAACAGATACAACTGAACACGGGTTTATTGCACAAGAAGTTAAAACTGCGATTGATGCACATCCAGAAATAAAAGATGGCTTTGATATGTGGACTGAGGATAGTAGCGGTGGCAGACAAAGAATAGCAGATGGTGCTTTAGTGCCAATATTAGTCAAAGCAATACAAGAACTATCAGCAAAGAACGAGGCTTTGTTGACTAGAATTGAAGCCCTCGAAGGATAACACAGGAGTAAGGTATGGAAGTCGATATGACAGCAGACGAAGTAGCAGCAGCTTATGTAGCTATGGGTCATTCAGTAGCAGAAGTCAACAGCAGTAAAGGTGCTGACGAAACTGATGATGAATTTGCAGCAAGGAAAGCTAGGAATAAAGAACACCTAGTATTAATGAAAGCAAAGAAGAAGATAGATGGCACAACATCTATTTGGGGAAGCGAGAGCTTTACAGCAATTGATGCAGCGATAGCATCTTAACACAGGAGTAGACAATGGCTAAAAAACAAAAAGAAAAGCCTCAAACAATTAGTATAAATGACGTTGAATATAATGTTAACGATCTTACACAAGAGCAAATCATTATGGTTAATCATGTACAAGATTTAGATAGAAAGCTTAGTTCAGCACAATTTAATATAGACCAACTTAATGTAGGTCGAAGTGCGTTTATGAATATGCTGACTGAATCATTGACTGCTGAATCTACAGAGGAGTAATTTTTATGACAACACAGTTAAAAGCTTTAATGCTTGGCGTTGTTATTGCACTTGGTATTTTAATAATACCTGATGCAATTGCAGCTGATCCTATTGTGACTGATAGTACTAGTGTTGTCACAACAAATGGAACTCAAACAACTACAGTTAAGTCGCCCCCACCAAGTGCCATAGCGCCACAGTTTGGTGGAAGTAATTCTGACTTATGTACAATATCTTCAAGTGGTTCAGTACAAACACAGATACTAGGTATCTCGTTAGGTGCAACTTACACAGAAGAAAATTGTCTTAGACTTAAGAAAGCACAAAAGCTTTACATGTTTGGCATGAAGGTAGCTGCGGTTTCAGTTATGTGTCAAGACCCAGACGTGTGGGCTGCTATGATGTCAGCCGGGACTCCGTGTCCGATAGATGGACTTATAGGAGATGAGGCTAAGAGAGCGTGGGCTGTTAAGACAGACGCAATACCAATGCCGGAGGAACAACATGAAGCTACTGCACAAGAAAAGCGTGATAAAGCCCTTAATATTATGGGTACTGTTGCTGCTGCCTTCTTATTCTTTTAGTAATTACTACACGTTTGGTTACACAGGCAACGCTGCAGCAGACGGTTTAACTTGGACTATGACTACAAATATACTTGGTATAACAACTGAGGAAGGCATGGACATTAGTGGCGTGTTATATACACTATAATGTTGTTAAGAATACTGAAGATGACTTTGTAGTAACAGTACAAAATGAAGACACAGAGGGCGGTTACATATTTCAAGATACAGAAGACTGGTCTGGCAAACACGGTATGAGAATACAAAAAGTTATACCACTACCTTACACGCCAATAGAAAATATAGGTGATGGTAGTATAGAAACAACAGGTACAGGTACTGTAGAAGATGCAACTGTTTTATATATGTATAGATGGGATGAATGTCGTAATCCACAGAACAATGAGAATTGTCCGGGTTATGTACCACCTATGCCAGTAATACCTAAAATAGAAATATACGATGCATTAGAAGATGATGCAGTAGATGATGCTACTGAAGAAACTGACAGTGAACTGTATGAGAAAGAGAAAGAAGAAGATACTGAAGACAGAGATAAAGATGAAGAAGATGAAGATCGCTTAGAATTAGCGATGGCTGCGAGTGAAAATGCTTTAACGATAGCTAACACAGCTACACAAGCATCTGTTTTACAAACTATGAATGCAGCGACCAATGTTAATTCTTATTATGTTGCAAACATTTCTGGTGGAGTATACAAAGAAACTACCTCTTTAGAAGGTGGAAAAATAGTAGACAATAAAAAAGCTTTTAGAAGCTTATCACAAGACAAATTACATAATACAATGATACGGGAGCAATATCAATGAACAAATTAATTACTCTAGGATTAATAATAGGGCTGTCAGGCTGTGCGTTATTAATGCCTAAAGAAGTTGCAGCAGAAAACATAGACATTACAGGAACTGTACAAAGCAGATGTACTGTGAATACAGATACACCGGGTGTTTATGGAAACCCTAATGCATATACGTTAACAACTTTACCTGCAAGTAATGGACAGTTACCTATCGTGCGTGTAGATACAACTCTAGCTAATGCTTATAATGCTGTTATTAGTTATCCTACATCTTTTGCATCTAGCCCTAGTTTAGGAGATACAATAGCTTGGACAGGAGCTGTTGCAGTTGTTCAGACTTCATCGTCTGACATGTCAGGATATCAAGCAGGTAGTACAAGCACAGGTGCTGCAAGAACTTATCCTTTAAGTATAGCAGGTACAACTTGGTTTAGCGTTGCCTCTCAAGCTACATATGGTGGTGGGCAGAACAAAGCATTTCCTGGTGGTTCTTATACAGCCCATGTTGTAGCAGAATGTATCGCTCAATAATACTGATAGCGCTGTTGTGTAGTAATGCAATAGCGCACGAAATGACTCCAACATATCCTAAATGGAAAATTACAGCACATGATGGTATATACAAAACCACCATGGAAATGTTTAATAGCCGAACAGATGTAGAATGGTATGAGGTTGGTGTGTTTGATGATGATTGGAAACCAATACGCTTTGTAACTAGTTACAGAGTTTTTAAATTAGAATACTTAGGTGCTACTAAGTTTGATGTTTATATTAATGCAAAAGATAAAGATAGAGCTGAATACATATGCTCTAAATCTAAACTCAGAAGGAATAGCAATGATAGACCTATGGTAGAATCTAGAATATGTTCGAGGTTTAAATGAATAAACTACTCTATATTATATTACTAACATTAAGTTGCACAGCGATAGCTGACAGTAACTCAATGACTTTTTCTTTGCCTAGCGCACCTACCAGTTCTGGAACAGATAAAATTCGAGCTGGTGATTTAGATTGTAGTAATAGTATAGGGGGTAGTACAAATTTTGAAATGGGATTTACCGGAGTAATTAATAACGCTACTCTGCCGATCATTGGAAAACCAAATGAGGATAACCCTCAGTCCAAAGATATAGGCATATACGCTAGAATTATTATTCCCTTAGATGGACCAAGCGAGCGTATTAATTGTAACACATTGTATCAACTAGAGCTACAGCGTAGACGACTTGAAGTAGAAAAGCTTAGAGCTGAAATTGAAATGTTAAAATCACTACAAGGTAGTGGGGAGTTTGATAACTGATGGATGATTTAGAAAAGAAGATTAAAGAAGTTGAAGACTTACCTAACAAACAAATTAAAGTAAAAGGTTTTAAGTTTAGTGGTGCTAGTATTATGGCGTTGTTTGCTTTAATATCTACAATACTTGGATCGCTATACGGTGGCTTTTTACTCTACCAAAAGTAGAGGCATTAGCTTCATTAGACTTAGGTGATATTAGTTCTTCTATGGCTAAGACTTCTGCTGAGGTGTTACGCATTGAAGAACATGCAAATGCAATTAAGATAGAGCTTAAGAAAGACATGACTGATTTAAGAAATAGTCAATGGAATTTAGAATCAAAGGTAGATGGTAAGCTACAGTCAGTAGACACTAAGCTAACTAACTATGATACTAAATTAGATAGATTTGAAATTAAAGTAGAGATAAGACAAAAACGGATATTGAAAAACGTATTCAAGAATCTTTAGATAACCCACTTGCAAACTAGGTAAATTATGGAAGAAGACAAAAGAATTCAATTACAACTTGATAAACATACTTCACAAATAGCTAAGCTGTTTAGCAAGATCGATGATACTAACGACAAGATACAAAAGATATTTAATATGTTAAACCAAATTAGGTACTTTATATATGGTGGGTTTGCTTACTTTTTAGCATCTGAAGTTGGTATGTTTAATTTATTAAAGTTAGTAGCATGAGAGGAGATGACACATGATAGCACTTTTAACTAACATAGCACCAATAGCTTTAGGGTTTGTTGGTAAGCTGTTTGCTCTTAAGAGTCAGGCAGCACAAGAAAATCAAAAGTTGATGATGCAACAGTTTGCAGTTAGAGACAAATCAATTAATGATGCAAGAGACAGAGCAGACAAAGAAAGTCCAATGGCTGCGCTTAATAGACGAGTAATTATATTTGTCATATTGTCTTTAATTATATTTACACAAGTAGCACCTGTATTTTTCAATGTGCCTACTGTTGTTCCTACAGTTATTGAAGGTGCAAGCATACTTTGGATTTGAGTTACACCAGATACAATAGAGTACGTTACTGTACAAGCTGGTGCTGTATTAAAATTTGATGAAGTATTTGCATGGGCAACTATGATTATAGAGTTTTACTTTGGAGCACAATTAGCAAAGGGGAAATAAAATGCCTTACGAAACAAGTCCCGAGATTGATTTCTCAGCCGTTGGCTTAGTTGTAGACGTACCAGCATCACAAGTTCCAACAGGCGGTTGGAGTAATTCTTTAAATGTAAGAGCAAAAAATGGTTCAGTACAAGGGGTACATTCTTTTGCTAATGATATTGTTTTGCATCCAACAAACACAAACATTGCTAATGGAGAAGCAAAAGCAGTGTGCCAGTTTACACCTGCTGGCGGAGACAATCTTGTTATTGCTTATATTGTCAAAGGTGCAAACGGTAATGGTTCAGTTGTATTATATGATACAGGTGGTTCTGGTAACAGTCGTTGGAACGATGTTACTAATTCTATAGCTAATCAAGTGTTTACTTTTGATGATGATTATCCACCACAGATATTTGTGTTTAATGAATTACTTAATTGTAAACCCAGCAACAGATGCTCCGCCACAATTTACTGATGCTAAAGTTGGTGCTGGTAGTTTAGTTGAGCTTCCTAATTGGATATACGATACTACAACAACTGCAACTACAGCAGGTGCTTTTGTTAGTGGATCAAAATACACTATTGTAAGTGTAGGCACTACTAACTTTACATCTATAGGCGCATCAGCTAATACAGTTGGAGTTACTTTTACAGCTACAGGTTCTGGTTCTGGAAGCGGAACAGCAACAATGACAACACCAGTTATTGCTAGAGTTTTAAGAAGTTTTAATACAAGATTGATAGCAATGAACATTAAAGAAGAACACAATGATGGAGCTTCTGATGATACTTATCAACCGATAGACCTTTTGTTTTCTTCAACTATATCACAACTATAGCTTCTTTAACTTCTGCTGAATGGACAGCATCAACAACTAATACAGCAGGTGATGCATTTTTAGTAGACACTCCGGGTAAAATATTAGATGGTGGTCAGCTAGGTGAATTCTTTATTGCTTACAAATCTGATAGTGTTGTAAGAATAAGAGAGACAGGCGATACTTTTGTTTTGGCTATTGAAAGTATATTTGAAGATGACGGTATATACTCACCAGATGTTTTGCTAACATAGGAAACTCACAGCATTTAGTTGTTGGTAATTATGGTGTATATGTGCATGACGGTCAATCACAAAAGCAAGACATAGCTAAAGATTTATTTAAAGATACTATGTATGCTTTAGTTAAACCAGCAGAACGTAATAGAGCATTTGTGTTTCAACAAACAAGAGACAAAGAAGTTTGGTTTTGTTTGCCTTCAACATGATAATACTACAACAGGTTGCGATATAGCTTTTTGTTATGACTATAGTAGTTCAAAGATACATAAAAGAACATTGCCGGGGCTTTCAGATTTGTTTGAAACAGAGCAAAACGGTGAGTTAAAAATATTTGGATGTAAGTCAGGAACAACTTTACAAACTCTTTCTAATACAGCTTACGAGGCTGATGGATTTTTTGAAAGAACAGATGACAACCTTACAAACAATAGTATTACTAAACAAATTAAAAGAATACATGTTACTGCAAAAGGCGCATGCAAGCTAGCCATAACAGGTACAAAACATTTAAGCGATACAGCATCTTATACTAATGTAGATTTTAATCCAGCAACAACTCACAAAGTAGATGTTAGAACTTCTGGCAGATTTATGAACCTTAAAGTTACTATGAATGGTACAACTAATCCGGAGCTTAGTAATTTGCAATTTGATATTAAGGTTATAGGAGTTAGATAATGGTTAATAAAGTGCATGACATGAGGGCAAGAGGTCCTTGGGAATTAAAAAATAATCAAAGACAAACTCAAGGTCCCGGTTCATTAAAAAACAAACAGTTTGGCAATACACAACGTCGTGGTAGTAGTGAACTTTTTAAAGACCCTGATAAAGGCGAATTAAAATATAAAACTGGTTTTGATTTGCTTCCTAGACCTCCAGGAAAAATTGGCAATGACAAACGTATGCCAATGCCTGCTCTCCCTCCTGTTGAAATTGAAAAGAGACTTAAAAAAATAGAATCACGACCAGTTGCAGGAACTTCTTTAGTTAAAAAAGTAGGCGATCAATATGAGTATGATAAAGATTTTGTTTATATTGCTTATGCCTCTGCTTTATCTAGCCTTACTAATGGAAAAATAACAAACCAAAATGATGCTTCTGATTTTCAATTTACTCCGTACAATTCTAGCGGAGTTTTATTAACATATCGAGGACACTTTACAAATAAATCTATATATCAATCAGGCGATCCTACTGATTACACGTGGGAAAGCACTGCAGATTTAGCAGGGTATACATCTGTTGAAAGACAGTTTACTACATCTACTGGATTAGTAGAAACATTAGGTAATCCTACTAAGCCCGGTAGCGGTGTAACTTGGACAGCAATAAATGCTGGTTCTTCTATACCAGCTAATGCAATTTGGTATGCAGAAAGATTTACATTATCTGGTGTTACTTCAGATTGGAAAATAATTGCTGTTGGAGCTTATATTAGTTCTGGTCAATTAGTTGATGCTGCAGTTATAGCTGATAAGATAGCAAACAATGCGATTACTACTGCTAAGATTCTTAACGATGCTATTGATGCTGATAAGATTGCAGCGAATGCTGTAGTAACAGATGCTCTAGCAGCTAATGCCGTGACATCTACAGAGATTGCAGCCAATGCTGTAACAACGGGAAAGATAGTTGCTAATGCTATTACAGCTACAGAGATTGCAGCTAATGCAGTTACAGCAAATGAGATACAAGCAGGTTCAATTGGAGTAAGCGAATTAGCTGCTAATTCTGTAACAGCAAATGCTATTGCAGCTAATTCTGTAACAGCTAGTGAGATAGCAGCAGGTACTATTACTGCAAGTGAAATTGCAGCTGATGCGATTACAGCTAATGCTATTGCAACTAATGCAGTAACTGCTGATGCTATTACTGCAGGAACTATTACAGCTGATGAGATAGCTTCTAATGCAATCACATCTGCTAAAGTAAATGCTGACGCTATTACTGTAGACAAAATTGATTTAGATGGTACATTAAATGTGACATCAAATAGTGGAGCAATACGATGGGGTAAAACAGATGGTGATGATATTACTAACTCTGGATTATTTATAGGAAGAAACTCAAGTGGTTCTCCTAGATTTGTAATTGGCAGTACAAATAGTTTTATTTATTTTAATGGAACAACAGGTATTGTATCTGCTGTAGGAGTAGCTGAATCTGCTACAGTAGGAACTGAAGAAAATTTTTATACTGATCCAACATCAACTCATATATTTTCTATATCACCTTTATTAGATGAAATTAATATACAAATGGTTGGCGGTGGAGGTGGCGGTGGTCGAAATGGAACATCTGAAGGTGGTGGTAGTGGAAACAATAGTGGAACTTCTTCAATAGTTAAAGTTGTAACATCAGGCGGAACTACTAGAGCAACATATACTGCAGCTGGCGGAGGTTATGGTAATGATTGTGGAGGAACTGGCTGTGGTGGTGGTGGTTCTTTTGCTGCTGGTGAAGCTGGTGATAACTTTGTACATCCCGGTGGCTCTAATCATTCTAGTTTTGCTGGAACGGGTGGTGCAGGTGGTGCTTACAATACTAACAGCGCTGGTGGTGATGGTGGAACAGGAGCTGGCGGTGGTGGTCAAGGACAAGCTGGTGGTGGTTCTGCAGCTGATGGAGGTGGCGGTGGTCACGAAGGAACATTTTATACAACTACTTTAACAAAAGCATCTGGACATTTTGTTAGTACAGATTATATAGAAATAACTGTTGGCGCCGGTGGTGCAGGAGACCTTGTTAAAAGTGGAAACACTATGGGCGTTAAAGGTGGTGGTAATGGTGGTAATGGTAGAGTTAGAATTAAAGGAGAGGACACATAATGTTTACTTTAATTGATTCAAAACACAATAATGTTTTATACACAGGTTTAACTGCTGACCAAGCCAAAGCTAAAAAAGATATAGATAGAGATTTTGTATTAACAGCCGATTATAAAACAACACCGGTTGTAGGTAAAATGAAATTAGATAGACACAATTATGATTTTATTCCAATGACATGGACAGAAGTTAAATTGTGTAGAAATAGATTTCTTGCTGCTTCTGATTGGAGAGACTTGCCTAGTTACGCAGGCTCCGATCAAGCAGCATGGAGAACATATAGACAAAAGCTGAGAGACCTTCCACAAGATTACACAAACGTGGAGGATATTGTATTCCCAACGGAGCCATAATGTACACGATACAAAGAATAGTAGGAGAAGATATACTTCTTAATTATAAATCAATTAAAACAGAATTAGAAAAAGCACTAGAGTATTCAGACGGTGAGAGAAGTGCAGCACAAATTATACTTAATAGTGTCTCACAGCCCCAAATTTACCAGATATGGCAAGTTTATAAGGATGGCAAGGGGGTAGCACTAGGTTCAACAAGAGTCGTCCAATACGAAGGATTTGTGGCTCTACACATAATTACATTAGCTGGTGAAACAGATGGTGATTTATGTGAGTGGTCAGCTATGTTTGAAATGGAAATGAAAGGTCAACCTATAGACATGTTAGAGTTAACAGGTCGTAAAGGGTTTGTTAAACAATTAGAAAAAGCAGGTTGGACTGAAAGGTATACAACTATGCGTAAGTTAATCAAGGAGAAAGCCGATGGCGAATAGTACAATGACATCAATAACATCTTATGCGGATGATTATAAAGATCAAGCTAAAAAGATATTAGATGATGCGCAGAATCTTTATGATACTGGACAGCTAGGTAATGTTGCTGGTTTTACACAAGCACAGAAAGATGCACAAGCTGCTGGTATTGCTGCGGGTAACACGCAGATAGGACTGGAAGGTCAGCTTGCAGGCATGGCTGGTCAAACAGATTTGTCTGGAATGAGACAGCAAGCCAAGAATGAAGCGTTACAAGCTTTAGGTTTAAACTCTGCTGCAGCTGGACGTATGGGAGGTCTTGGTGGTTCTCGACAGATGCTTAATAATCAATCTATTGCTAATGATTTAGCAGCATCGTTTGGTCAAATAGATATGCAAAAACAACAAATGGATTTTGCAAATACACAAGCAGCATTACAAGCACAAGGCACAGGTGCTGGACAAATGGCACAGATTGGTCAAGCTCAACAGCAACAACAACAGAATGTTAATGATGCTGGTTATACTGGACTGACACAATTAGGTGAAATGTTTTCTAACATTGCATCTAAGAAAACAAGAACTGAGTCAGACCAAGGAGGTAAATAATGCATCCAAAAACAATGGGACCATTAGGTATGTTTGGTATAGCAAAGTCACAACTTGAAAGAATTGGATACAATCCTCTTGAAGCTTCTAATCCAATGGGCGAACCTATGTCTGGTGGTGGTGGCGGTGGTGGTTTTAGTATGGGCTTTGGCGGACAACGACCAATGAATGACATGGAAAGAACTATTGCTGCACATGATTATCCCGGTGGATTTAAAGTAGCTACTGACCAGTACGCTGCAAAATATTCGGATCAATTAGATGAAGCAGCTATAGAAGAATTAAAATATAAATATCCTAATAAAGATTGGGATCAGTTTGCTATAGACAGACAAAATATAATTAATCAAGTTGCGGGTACAGATAATTTATGGGGACCTGTTCCTGATGGTCAAGGAGGAACTAAATTAGGTATTACTCGTAAAGATACATTAGCACCTCTAAGCAGTACTAAAAAAACATCTGCTTGGAAAAACCCTAACAAACCTAGTAAGCCAAGTTATTATATGAACAAAGGTAAATCTAGTGGCTATGGTTTAGGTGGAGGCAGCAAACCTTCTAGTGGTTTGAACTGGAAAAAATATACAGGAGATTATTAATGGCAAATACATATGCACCCTTATACAATAGTTTGCAAGCCAGAGGTAGGATGTCTCCGCTTGGAGCTCCGGGAGCTATCAAACCAGAAAAGAAAAAGAAAGGTCTAGGTGATAAGATGGCTTCTGCTTTAGGATCAATGATAGATGAAGCAATGAATGCAGATAAAGTTAGCAAAAAAGAAAGACATGCACAATTAGTTCAAAGAAATAAAAAATTATTAAAGCAACACAAAAGTGAAAAGGCTAATAGAAAACAGCCAACTCCTGGTGTCTCTCCAATAATTACTACAGAGCTTCCCGGCATGAACGGTGAAATAATTACTCTAAATCCTGATTATGTTCCAGCTTTTAACCCACGTGAATCAGGAAGTTATGCTGGTGAACCCAGTGCATTAGAAATAGAATTTTTTGATAACTTGCAAGAAATCAAAAGTTTAGAAGGAACTGAAACAAAAACTAGTGGATTTGCAGACGACACTAAAAACAATCAAGTTCTTTATCCAAATTACAAAAGCAGATACTTTGATGAACAGCCTACTGTAAAAAATAATTCTGGTGGACTTTCTAAGTTTCTTAGATTTATTTGATAAGGAGATAGCAATGGCTACAGCAAAAGAAATATTTGATAGACGGATGGCGGAAAAAAGATATCAAAACCAAGCAACTAATTTTGGTAATTATAGCGAAGGTGGTACAGGCAGTCCTACTAGACAAGCAAAAAAAGCTAAGTATACAATGTCACAAACTTTTGATGGTGAAACATTAACAAATACTGATGAAGAAATATTAGAAGATGGTAGTAAGACTAAAGTAGTAACTACGCAACCAGCATCAATATTCGATATGATGGATGAGCAACAAAATTATGAAGTAATTGCACAACCATCAATTGCACAGCCTGTGGTTGTTGAACCAGAAATTGACGAAGATGTAGATGAGTATTCAGAAATTATTACTGCACCGGGCGGACAAAAAATGGTTTGGTCTAATCGACATAATGGTTATATACCTTACGATGATTATTTAGAAGGCACAAAACAAATACCACAGTACACAGATTTAAGTATGTTTGATATGTCTATGGCTGATGGTCCAGAGAGCAGGCTTGGTAAAGCAAAAAACACAGGAACAAATGATTTAGAAGAAGACCTTAATGTTTCTACTGTGCAAACACCATATCAAGAAGGAACAAAAGAAGATTATATAGCTTGGAGTGCTCAGTCAGCATACAATGATTTATTAAATGAAGAGGCTGCATTGAGCGGTAGTTATAGTTATTTACCCGATCCTCATAGTGGTGATTATGATTCAATTTTAGAAGAAGATGCAAAAGTTTTTGAAAATATTGACGAAGCAGATGGAAGTGATGACGATTTAGTTGCACCTGTAATTGTTGATGCACTTAAAGAAATAAAAAAACAAGACCCTTCTGGTGCTAGCATTAAAGTTCTAAATGATTTTGCAACTTGGGCTGACCAACATACAGATGCAGAGGCTGAAAAAGAAGCTGAAGATTATTTACAAGCTCTTAAAGACTCACCTACTGTAGATCAAAAATTTAGAAAAGCTATGGCTATTGCAATGATGGCTATGTTATTTGGTGATGACTTTACTACAGCTATGAACACAGGTTTTGGTGTGGTTGCAGATGATTATGCAGCAGATGCTTTAGAAGCTAAAACAAAAGCAGAAGCTGAAGCAGAGTTAGCTAAACAAATGGCTAAAGAACAACGTGATTTTGCATACGATTCTGCCAAATCTCAAAGAGACTTTGAAGAAGCAGTAGCACTAAAAGCTATGGAACAAGATGCTAAAACTACAAAAGAAAAGAAAGCTGCAGAAGCAAAAAGATTAAAAGATAATATAGATCTTGGTGCAAAAGTGTTGCAAGAAATGATTGAAAGTGCCAAAGATACAGACGCATATGAAAATTCTGGATTAGTTGGACAATCTGTAACGCAACAAATGGCTGGTTTTATGGCTGAAATAGAAGCCTCAAGTCCTGATGGATTTAAATTAAATTTAAATGAACCACAACAAATGTATGCAATGTCTGGTGCATTAGAAAATTTCATTCATCAGTCTTTATATTATAATAGTTTAGGCGCACCTGATGCTAAAGCATATGCACAAGAAATGTTTACTAAGCTTGAGGTTGAAAAGTATACGGAAATTAGTCCTAATATAATTAGCCCTTCTCATAGTTACTTAGCTGGAGGAGCAACTAGTAAACCTAATCATGTTCCATTAACAAAACTTAAAGGTGAAGAACAAGCTCCAATGCATTACGTCGACCCTGCTTCTTTAGTTGATGGCACTAGAACTGGACATAAGATGACTTTAAGACTTGGTACTTTAGTTCAAGAAATTGCAAAACTAAAAACTGCAAAAGGTAATGCAATAGGTGAAGAGACTACAATGCTTTTACTACAAAAAGATTATGAAGATTATAGAAAATACCAGCCACAAAATTTTCGTAGAAACGAAAAGATGGCATACAATAAAGGTATTGGACCATTCACTCGTTTTGTTCTTACTGAACTTGCAGGAAAAACAAATGATACTTTAGGTATTAACTTTGATACTGTTTTACAAAAGAGTAGTATTAAAGATAGAAACACAGTGCTTAAAAAATATCTTGAAGATAATTCAAAAATTAAAACATAATTTACAGGAGTCTTATGGCTACTAGAATGTCAAGAAGAATCACACCTCAGCTATCAAGTTTAATTGATATGTTACCTACAACTCGTACTATAGATGCTGATACAGTTGCAGATCAAAAAGGTTCTGTACGTTTTGAAGGTATGAACGCTCCTGAAATACAACATCTTACAGAGGAAGGTTTAAAAACAGCTGATTGGGGTGGGCAGTTTTACAAAAATCTTTATGAAGAGTTGTGGACAGATAGTGAGTATGACAATCTTTATCGTACTGGAGAAAAAGGATATTATGATAGAGATTTAGGTGGCATGGAAAATGAAAACGGTAGAAGTTTTCAAAACAAAGCTGTCTTTGAAGGTGTTGCACAACCAACAAACCCAGTACAACAAGAGCTTGCAGACATGGGTGCGTTTCAAAGAGCTTTTGTTGACGAAGTATCTGGCGACCAGCCTGATGATATATGGGCACAAGCCAGAGAAAAAATTAATCAATATAAGAAAGATACTTATGTTGGTTTCAAAACAAAAGCTTTAGATGAAAGAGAGCTGTCTAATTATGCAGATGCTTACGGTCAATCTTACAGTCCTTTTTTTGGACACGATGTAGAGTTTAGAAGAGGCGATAGAACTCTAGAGAATAAAGCCAATGAAGCTTTTACTGGAGGTGGTTGGGCTTATGGAATGCAAACTATAAAAGAAAGTGCAAACAATGCATTGGCTGCTATGGGAGATATAGTTGGCAGTAAAGACTGGTATGAAATGGGAGAACAAAGAGCACGTGAATCTGCAGCTATATTAGCTGACATGCCAAAAATAAATAATGACTTTACACATGTTAAAACTATAAGTGATTTAGCAGACTGGTCGCAAACTTCAGTTGGTGTTGCCTTACCTTACATTATAGGAATTGTAGGTTCAGCTGTTGCTGGCTCTATTGCTACAGCAAGTGCGCCATTAACTGGAGCACTAGGTCTTGCTTTTGGTGCAGCTTTAAGATGGCAAGCACCTGTTGCGTGGGTATACATGGGTGAAATATACGGCAACATGGAAGGTGGTATGGATCAAAAGAATGCTGGTATTGCATTTAGTGGCGGTATTGGTATGGCGTTGTTAGATAAAGTTGGACTAAAAGGAATATTTAAAGCTGGTCAAATGATGAAGAAAGATGCATTAGAACAAGTTGCACAAGCACATTCTAAAAAAAATTCTTTACCAATTGAACAATCAAGAGCTCTTGTTAACAGTGAGGCTGGAATAATAACTGCACAAGTTATTAAAGATTTAGAAATGATTGCTGCATTACAAATGAGTAAAACTTTGTTAGCAAAATCAACAACTAAAGGTGTGCTTACTGGTGCAACTTTAGAAGGCATAACTGAAATGGGACAAGAAACTATTTCATATCAGGGTGGTAGATATGGAACTGATGAAGATATAAGAATACCTTTTGATATGGATGAGTACCAAAGAATTATGGCTAACGCAGCAGCTGGTGGTATATTTCTTGGTGGAACAATTAGAGGAACTACAACAGCTGTAAATGAAGTTGCAGGATTTAAAAGTGTGCAAAGAACATTTGCAACAAATCAAAAGACTGATCCAAACTGGATGTCCGGCACACTAGAAGATAACATGGATGAAGTGCTTGGTTATAAAGAAGATAGCAAGCCAGTTAAGAATGAGCCACCTCCAGAAAGTCCTGAGTATGGTTCACCTGAATATTATAACTCTGGTGCGGGAGCTCCAAATGTAAATTCTATACCTGTTATTGAAGAGATGAAAGAAGAAATTGCTTTAGGTTCTCAAATGGAAAAAGCAAAGTTTAGGGGTGGTCTTAAATCTTTTTACACAGCTGTAAAAGAATTTCCAAAAAAGTTTACACAAAAAAATCCAGCTTATTGGGAGAACAAAGTTCTTAATAACCCAAATATTTCTGACGAAGCTAAAAAAGCTTTTATGATTGTGCAATCTTTAACAGGTGGCGGTAAGCTTTCAAGTCAACAATCTTTAGATTTAGGAGAAAAGAAAAGATTGATAATGTCTGGTCTATTGGCTGAGATTAATATGGTTGAAAATAGATTATACAAAATTTTAGGTGTTGGTATACAGGCTACAGATAGTTTGTATACAGGCAGAACAAAAGAAGATGCAACTAAATTTTTTGTAGATTATCTTGAGCAAAGACGACAAGGCATTGTACCAAAACAAACAGACGCAAGATTCCAACCTTTTGTAGGTGAGTTAGAATCTTTGAGATTAGAAATAGGTGGTCAAGATGCAACTAATAATGGTATAACCGATAGATTATATTCAACTGTTAATGGTTTATTAAGAGGAGTAGGTCCCGGTAAAAAACCTTTTTGGTTTCAAGACAGCAGACGATTAAAAAAAGATGTTGTTATTGCTAATAAAGAAGAGTTTATTGATACCCTTAAAAAGAATGGTTGGACACAAGATCAAGCCAATGATTTTTATGAGATGTTAGAAAATGGTCCAGCAGGTTATGACATTAGTCAAGTTGCTGAGCTCGGATTCATGAACTTTCCATCAAGGTCTTTGAAGACTGCTAAAGGAATACTTGAAGATGTTTTCGGAAATGATTCTAAGTTTTTAGAAAACAATCCCTTTCAAAGAATAAAAGAAAATACGCAAGAACAAGTTAACTACGCTGTTGACAGAAGATACATTGGTAAAGACGGTGAAAACCTAATGAAGCTTTACAAGATTATGAAAGATGGTATGGGTGAAGACTGGGACCCACGTATTGCTTCAACTTTTACTGATGTTGTAGCAGCAAGTCGTGGTGATTACAGAAGACTCAAAAGTAAAAGAATGGAAAGGATGATAGGACATGTTACATTCTTCAACACCTTTGGTCATTTGGATTTATCTGCTTTAGCTTCAGCACCAGAAGCAGCAATCGTTTTGTTAGGTGCAACTAAAGATAAAAAGATAATGCCTTTAATAGAGCAAGGTGTTAGAGAGATGTCTTACAAAATGAGAATGGATGTTTCACGTAACTGGTCATATATTAATCCTAAGTCAGGTGTTACACAAGAAGAGTACACAAGAAACCTTGTAGATTTTTATAGGTATGGTTATGATACTGGAGCTCACGGTGCAATTGGTCAAGTAGGTATTGATGAAGCTGTATATAAATCATCTAAGATTAAAGAAGCAATTATGAAAGCATTCTTTACAGTTAATCTTTTAAAAATTTATACAGATGCTACAAGGGTAGCTCGTCTTTCTCTAGCCAATGATGCAATCTTTGGTGACTTAGAAATTCTTGCAATGTTTCCAGAAGGAAGTGCAGGTCGTGGTAGTGGATTGTATGTAGATGCATTTGAAAGAATGAGAGAATTAAACATAGACCCTGATCGAACTGCTGCTGACTATAAAGTATTAGTTGGTTGGGCTAAAGGTAGACTTGGTGCAGGAGCTTCACCTACAGCTTTGTATGAAGAGATGATTGCAAGAGACCCAGAGTTTATGAACACAATGGACATTGCTAGAATGACTTGGGTTGATAATGCTATTGCACATCCAACAGCAATGAACAGACCTGTATGGTATTCTAATCCAGCGTATAGAGTTTTTACTCAATACAATGGTTTCATGTCTGTGTTTACAGCTTCTATTCTTCCTAAAATTTGGAGAAGAATTAAAAGAGCAGACCCTTCAGCAAGATATAATGCAGTTGCAATAGCAACAACAATGATAGCATTAGGTTTTTTAAATCAAATGTTAAAAGACGAATGGCGATATGGTGGAGCACCAGCATGGATAACTCCTAAAGGATATATTCAAAGAGGTGTTACATCTTCTGGTCTTGTTGGTACACCAGAAAAAATACTTTCAGCGGTCAGTCCGTTGTATAGTATGGATAAAAAATGGAATGAAAGTAGAATGGACAATCTTATTAGAAGAGGTGTTCATGGTGGTACAGACCTCCTTGGTCCTACATGGGCACATGGAGAACAGCTAACCAAGATTATTTTAAACGGACTTAAGGGAGACAAGTCAAGAAGAAACTTTTACTTGACTAAAGAAATACCTTTCTTAGGAAAGCTTAGTAGTTTCAAGGAATACAATCTTGGTGTAAACGATAAGGGTATAACATTAGGTGATGCATTGCAAAGTTCAACGCCACGTTTTAGTTACCCTTTATAAAGGAGTTATAAATGGCAAGTAAGTATAGTGGTGCAACTAAAGGTCCACAGTTTGATGATAAACTTAAACCAGCTGGAGCTGAAATCTCTAGTCTTATTGATTTAATTGCAACTGACAACACAACAGAAGATGTTCTTAATGAAACTTATGAAAGACTTAAAGATCCACAGTTATATAGTGATGCTGTTGATGAACAATTTACACCAAGTGTAGAAGACACTGACTCATTGTATCAGCCTGATGTGCAAGGTGAGCCAGCTGTACCAAGAAATGTTGCTAGTAACATTGGTAACTTGCAAAAAGATTTTAGTGAAGATCGCATGCAGTTGTTTGGTGAGTCTGAGTATGATGCTAATAATCTTGACCCTGCTATTGAAGATGCTTTGATAGAACAGTTTGCAAGATTAAAAGGTGTAGATACTTTTGAAATAGAAAACAACCCATTGTTATTTGATGAGCTTGGAAGATATCTTGGTGCAAAAACTAAAACTTTAGTTGGCAATAGATACAATGCTTATGAAAGAACAGGTGCTGATGTTAAAGCTAGTGGTCCAGTTCCTACTGCATTCAGACAGGTAACAAGACTCTTTGATTTAAATCGTGAGAAAGACCCAACCTTTACGTCTATGCCTGACAACGAGGTAGCTATTAAAGCAAGAGGCGATAGAGAAAAGATAGTACAGAAATTAGTTGACTATGGTACTGACAAAGTTGCTGCTGAAAAAATGTGGGACAAAGCTACTAGCCAAGACAATACTGAAAGCCCTATACGTTCTGCTTTGTTTTCTCTTAGTCCGGGAAAGGATTCTAAAGCTGACTTTAAATTTTTTACAGATGGTTTGCTTGGCATGTCAGATAAAGTTACACGTTCATTACAACAAACATTTACTAGACTTGGTCCTAAGCAACAAGAAATGTTTGTTAAAAAGATTATAGAAAATAATCCTGATTTTAGTCGTGCTGATTTGCAACAAACTCTTTATGCTTTAAGTACTTCTTATGGAGCTGTTGCAGCACAAGAACAAAACTTTGGTAGATTTATGTCAGACATATTTCTTCTGACAGTTATGGACGAAGCTAAGACTAAGATGGTTAGATATGAAACTGAGCGTTCTAATACTGAAGATGCTAACATGGCAAAGATGACTACAGCTGAAGCAACTGCAGCTAATGAATCTAAACTGATGTTAAATGTTAATGATGATATTAGTATAGGCAGAAAAGCTTTGGCAGCTATGTTCTTTCCAAACGCTACGCAAGAGCAAATGGCTATGGTTGGTGCAATAGCAAAGGTGCTTGTATCAGATGCATTTACACAACAAGAAGGCGATCCAAACGATAGAAGCACCCCTCTTTATGAAAACAAATTGTTTGAAAGAACGTTCACACCTGATGTTACTTCTGATAACACAGAGTTAAACAACAGTAATGGCGAGCCAAGAAGTAAAGTAGGTTTTACTTTAACTGCAAAAGGTTTAGATGTTGCTGATAGATTGCAACCAATGTTTAATATGTTGTTACCTGATTCAAAAAGAAAAGTTAGGTATGCAAAGAAACCAAACAAAGTTGGCGATATAGTTCTTAGAAAATTAGGAAAGAAAACAGAGGTTGGAGCAACGCCTAACATGAAATCACCTAATACAGAAGGTGAGATTGTTTCTATAGGTGAAACAAAAGAAATGGCTGAAATGAAAACAGTGGCTGAGAATACTCCTGTTACAATTAATTCTAAAATGCAGAAGATTTACAATGAGATTTTTGAAGACTTGCAATCTTTTTTAAATACTATACGTAACAATGAATTAGATGATAACTCAAGAGCAGCATATCAAACTACTGTTATGGCTATATTAGATGGCGCTGCTTTTCAAAACATCAAAGGTGACAGCAATAATAATCGTGGTGCATATGGGTTTAGACCTGGAGTTGTCTTACAAAGAAATGAAGAAGGAAGATTTGTAAGAGAAGACGGATCAATAACAGATATTGCTGATGAAGCTGCTGTTTTATTTGATGCTAGTGATAGAATTAAAGACAGTCTTTTGTTTGAAACTAAAACTTTTATTGAAGAAAATGTTGGTAAAACATTTATGTATGATTATTTCTACGGCTTGGGCACACGATTAAATGTCGACCAAACTGTTGGTAACTATCAATCAAGTAAAGCTGCAAGAGCTGTAATCAATGCATCTGAAGAAGCTACATATTATTTGAACAAAGCACAAGATGTTATTACTTTGAAAGCTGGAATCATGAAACGTTTTGGTTACGATAAGATGGATGTTCTTACTGCTGCAGATTTATTTGACAGCCAAGTACTGACATGGATTAATGCAGACTTAAAACAAAAATTAACAATAGCTTCCAATGAAGAAGGCTGGGCATCTGTTGCAGCAATAGAAGAAGGTATTGCTTTTCATAATGCATTAGTTAATCCAAATGGAACAGGCGTATATAAAACTGGTTTTTATACAGAAATTGATGGCTTAACAAATGGCATGGCTCATTCAGCAGTACAAGCTGGTGATAGAAAAACAGCTTGGGGTGCAAATATATTTGATCCTGCAACATATGAGCATTGGGCTAGAAACTATGACATGATTGAAGAGTTGACACGCAATAAACAAATAGATGATTTGATTAATCTTGAAGATGAACATGGCGATTCATTAGAATTAGTTAATTATTTAGATGCATACAATAGTGTTAATCAAGAAATGTTAAATCAAATTAGACGATTGAAAGGCACAGCAAAAGATAAAAGCCAATACCCAGATATTGATGTAGTAAATGTTGGCTTGCCGGGTATGTTATCTAAAATGGCAAGTAATGCTGCACAAGTTATGATGAGGCGTGCACATGGTGCTGGTAGTGACGGCAAAGGGCAAGGAAGTAAATTGTTTCTTGATGCTTTAGACATACTAGATGACACAGGAAACTCTCTTGGAAGGAAATTTATTAAAAAACCTGTAATGATATTTGGTTATGGTGCAGGTGAAGCACGAATAGGTGAAGCTGTACGTATGTTTGTTGAAGACATGTTGGTACAAAACCCAAGTTTAAGACAACAGTTTCAAAGAAACGGTATAGATTTAAATGTTAATTTTATCGATCCTTTATCAAAGATTGCAGCAGAAGCGGTTAATCAACAGTTCTCTGAAATTAAAAAGTTTGCTACAACTTTAAGTACTATTGCAACTGATGCTGCTAGACAAGGTTTTGCAATGAAGATACCAACGCAAGCTGGTTACTTTATAAATCTTGGCGGGAAAGTATATGAAATAGATAGAGGTAAAGGCAGAACAAAAAGTTTTAGATACTATCCGGGTGATGTAAATGCTCAGATAAATTTAGATAAAGCAAAAGAAAAATTAAAAGCTGGACAAAAACTTAAGATGTCTGATACTAAAAGTCGTTCACAATCTTCTTTGATGATATCAAAGTGGCAACCATTTTTTCTACAAGGTGATTCTTTAAAAGCAGCAACACAAATAACTGTAATGCTCAACCATGCTAATGATAATATTAATATGATGAGAAGTTTGGTTAATTTACACAAAGCAAAGCTTAAAGAAAGAGGTGTGTTGTTTGATTCAACTGTAACAGCATATGCAAACAACGCATTACACATATTTGATGGCTTGCTTGTTACGCCTAAAGAAGCTGAGACCCATGCAACAGAACTAAATGATGTCTTTGGTCAAATGATGAGAGGTAATCGTTATAAAACTGGAGTAACAAAAGGTGTAGGTCATGCTGGTTTTGTTGAAGATGCTTTAACTTATGAGCTTAATGGTCGTGGTGAAAAGATAATTGATAATTACAGCAACAATCTTGGAGACCGTAGCAATATACCAAGCAAAGTAAAAGACAAACATAAGTTTGTACGTTTGTTAAATGCAGAAGGTAAGGCTATTAGAGCTGCACAACATCCAGATTTAAGGCAAGGTAGTTGGCATCCAGAGTTAGATGAATATGCTTATGATTGGCTAGCAACTGAGGCTAGTGCACAAGCTTTACAAGACCTTAGAAATTTTGACAAAGCTAGAAGAGATTTAGAAAACTCTAGTCATATCTTACAATTCTTTTGGTCAACACGAGCTGTACATGATTTAATTAATAGGGCTGATCCTGCTAGAATAGCTAAGCATACGATACCAAATAAAAAAATAATGATGTAAAAAAAAACCCCCAACAGAAACCTTATGGAATCTGTTGGGGGTTTTTTTAATATCCTCTTTTTTCTTTTACTTGTTTTAATAACTTTCTTGCTTCTGCTCTTCCTTTGTTTGCCATTTGTTTAGAGTAAGACTGTGCTTCTGATTCACTACGTCCTAACTGAATTGCTTTATTATATTCTAACTCAAGATTCTTTTCGTATGTGTCATTAATTAACCAGTTGTTTATCTCTGGTGTGTTAGCTATGTTGTTTGGAACTCCAAACTCTGTTACATATTCTGAATCTTTGACTCCATCCATAGACAATATATTGTGTTCTTTTTTCTCTGCCATATCAATGTCCTGCTGTTAATATGGTTGAAGCTTCTTTAGTATCTTCGTCATCTTCTAAGTAGTCTATCAATGATTTAAGAAAGTTCCCTTCTTCATTCATAGGGTATACCATTTCGATCACTTCTGTTCTCTTTGCTTTCTCACTGTCATCTATTATAGTAAAGGTTGCTTTAACCATGGTTTGCATGTTGGTCTCCTGATACCATGTTATATCCTAAGATAGCCATGCTTTTAATTAAACTTCTTAGAGCATCTTCTGCTGCAGATTTGATTTCATCTGATACAGTGTCTTGCTCTAGTACGTGTATACATGTGTTAGTCATGTCGACTAACGAGTATGCTTTGTTATGCTGTTCTTCTGTCATTATAATTTCCTTTTATTTTCTCCAGTCACTTCTCCAAAGTGGTCTGGACTTTTTTTTTAAATCCTTGTAAAGTTCGGCAGTCTTATCCATTTGAACAAGACCACCGGGTTCTTTTTTTTTTCTCTCTGGCTTTACGCCCCAGCCATCGTGCTAGTACTGCTACTACTACAATGCCTACTAAGATAGCGTACGTTTTATGTTCGCTAACTTTGTTCTTGAGAGTTTTCGGATCAATTCTCCAAGTCATTTATGTCTCCTTACTTAGATAACTCATTCGTTATATCTTTATCAAGTAACTTCCAGATTATTCCAGCAGCAATTAAACCTGCTAATCCAGCGTTACCTAATGTCCAGACTATATCAAGTATAGAACCAATTACATTTCCAGTTAAGAAGGCAACCTTCTGACCGAAAGATAATTTGTAATACAATTGATAAGCTGATTAACTTAATACCTACATCTATTGCACCATCGGCAACGTGTTTGATTTTTTCTAACATTTTAACTCCTTTCGTTATTGTGTTTTTTCATGTAGTTCATAAGACCTTGAGCTACTTCTGGGCTGCCTTTCAAGTATCCTTCTGCTGAGTTGCACCAGTGACATAACAATCCTCTGACTGTTCCTGTCTCATGGCAATGGTCAACAAAAAGTTTATGGTCGTCATCCCTTCCATACTCACAAAACTCATTAGCACATGTACCACCTTGTTGCTTGAGCATGTTATCGTACTCTTCAACTGTTAGGTTGTACTCAGACTTGAGATGATACTCATGTCTAATAATTGCTTTGCAAGGTTTACATCGTCTATCTTTACCAAGATGTGAGCTACTCTTTATATGGAATGCGCTCTCATCTTTTACTGTCTCACAAATTGTACATCTGATTTTGACTATGTTAGACATGTTACTCTTGGTCGTTATCCTCTTCCACTAGGTCAACTAACTCGCATACGCTTCCAGTACAGGCAAGCGTTTTATTACCTACTGTTGTATCTTCCAGCTCGTACTTACTTATCAAGTCCCAATCAACTGACTTGGGCATTGCTTTGGCTAGCTCGTTGTACTGTTCTTTAGTACAGTCTTCATACGGAGCTTGCTGGTACGTGTGGTCTGAATGCGGTAGGAAACTTACACCTGACACCTCGTCAAAGTGTTTGTATACCCACGCACCTACTTCCATCCATTCGTGTTCCTTGACGGAAACAGTAACACTAGGTTTATGTTCGCAGTAATACCTTTGATATGTTAGCCATAACTCAAGTTGTTCAATAGCATTTCTATCATTCCTAAGTACTGCACCATCAGGTGCTTTCATAGGAAATGTAAAGACTTTGACGCTGTTTGGTTTCATAACGTCTGCTTCACATGGTATACCTTGGTCTTCCATAAGCTGAGCAATTGGATCTTTTGAGTCTGCTCTTACTCTACGGAAGTAGTAGTCATTGTGTCTGGTGTGGATACCTGACGCAGAGTCTACTAGTTGGCTTACTGTCCCGCTAGGTTTAATAGCAGTTGTTGCAGTAGCCTGACTGATTCCAAGAAATCCTGACCAGTCTTTGTTTGTATCTACAGAAGCTTGCCTTATCTTTTTAAGGAAGTCGGGTAAGCTCATCTTTCCATGGTAGCCTCTGTCTGTATTGCTGCCATTCATGAATGAGTTGTCCATGATGCCAGTTAACGAGACACCTAGCAATGCTTCTTCTTCTGTATTAGAGACCCATTTAGGTCTCAGTCTTTTAATATTAGTAAGGGATGCTTGGAACGTACCTAATATGGTAGCCAGCTTAACCTTATTTAATATGTCTTTCTGATGGTCGTCTGCTCTAACAACAACTTCAGTTAGGTTACAGAACTGACCGTCTCTCAATATGATTTCACTACAAGGGTTGCAGCCAAAGTCATGTTCAGTGTTACGTCTACCTATAGATGCGACCTGTTTCTTTGCAGCTTCTCTATTAAAGATGCCACGCTCACCAGATTTAGATTCATAGAGGGCGTTCCATTCTTTCATAAAGATACTCATGTCAGGCTTTTCTGTATAGCATACGCTGTTATTACTGAGTGCCATCTCTGGTGTATCGCTCCACCACTGACCAGACTTAGCACTTCTCATGCGTTCGTCAGTCAAATTACTGAGGGAAATCAATGCACTACGTCTTACACCACCAACGACAACAACCTCTGCTACCTTACACATCATGCGGTGACACTCGTAGCTTGTTAACTTTCTACCTGCAGCATCTTTAAAGATGTTGGTTGAGAAGTTAAACAAATCTAATAGTGGCTCTGGTCCACTGGCTCTACCGCCAAATGTTTTAAGACGAGATCCTTTCTTTCTAATTCTAGAGAAATCCCACTTAGGCATTTCACCATTATATAAATATGTAATTAGTTTTCTAAATGCAGACTGCCATCCTTCCTTGCTGTCTTGCACTACTATAACATCATCGACATCAATAAGTTCTTCTGGTATTTCTGGTAGTTTGTTTATGTGTTGGCGTTCAACACTAAAGCCTACACCAGTACCATGCATAAGCACATACAAACATTCATCGAATGCTTTAGGATGGTCAACACTAAGATATGCACAGTTGTATCCAGCTATATGATTCTTGGCTAGAGCTGGACCAGCAGTCATTAATGCTCTCATGCTAGGCATAATGTCTAGGTTAAGCACTGCATGTTCTAATCGTTTTCTAGTTTTTGTATCTAGTTTGTAGTCTGTGTTTTCTTCAAGGTGCTCTGCCATAAAGTCAAAGTACCTAGCTACAGTTTCTTCCCACGTTTCTCTTCTATTCTTTTCTGGTAGCCATCTTGCATACCTACTTAATGCTATAAAATTTTGATAATCATTAGGTAACTTCATTATTACTTATCCTCCGTTAATTTTTATTTCGATATCGTCTTTACCTTTGTGGTTTTTTGTTACTTTATATTTTAATAAACCATCTTTATGCAAACTTATTGCATCACTCATGCCATTGGCATATTGTTTTTTACCGTGCTCTCTGTATGAATAATATATTCCTATAGCTAATACTATCCATATAAATAAATATAAATTTTCAATTATCATTTTATTTCCTTCAATATTATTTTAATACTACCTGTTTCTGCCCATATTTTTTTGGACTTTTGCACTACGATTTGCTTGTCATCATGAAAATATACAGTGTTTAAGGAATCTAGGATTGCTTTCTCGTAATTATCAAGATCAGCATTGTTGTCACAGAATTGTCCATTCTTGGACGTTTTCTTTTTATTAGACCATGACTTAGCCATTGGAATAAAGAACGTCATATCAGCAGATATGAGCTCTTCAAGCCATAATTTATCTTGATTGATTAGTAATTTCTCCATGTCTTTCTTAAATTGTTTGTATTTTTTACCATAATATGTACCCCACCTCGTGACTCTAGGTCTTGAGGCAGGTACAGGATTAATGTTAAACAGCAAATCTATTTGATTCATAGCATCTTTATGTAGTGTTTAGTTATGTCATCACCTCGGTATTCTTCCAAGTTCACACCTTTCAATTCAGGAATTGCTTTGTAGTTTACTCTACCTTTAGAGGTTCCGTGCTTTAATTGTACGCCACCACCTATAAATGATTGTCCTTGAGAGAGTTCGATCAGTTCTTTGCGAAGCTTTTCTTCTTTCTCTTTGACTGCTTGTAGTGAAGCATGTATTTCTCTCCACTCTTTGGCTTTCTTCAGCCATTCAGCATCACTTGTTTCTATTAAATCTTCTGCTGTTGGTGCTGGTTTGTCTACAGAAAAGTATTTTGTCCAAGCATTTATTATCTTAGCTTGTGTCTTCATGTGAGGCACAACAACTTGTAACAACCCTGATGTATTCTTAACATCATATACCCAGAAGAATAACTTGCTGGAGTTAGTTACTAACAGTTGCTGTTGACATTGCAGCCAGTATTGTTCTGGTAGCAGCGCTGTCTCAGCTACTTCTTTCCATAGTTCAGAACCAGTACCTTTGATTGGGCATTTGATTTCTAATATTGTATTGTCAGACTCTCTGTAACCATCAAGCGATGCACCAATAGGTACGCCATCAAACTCATTGATGACAACAACAGGTGGATACTTTGCACCCATGTCATCTTCGAACATGTTACGTGCTTCGTCTTCGTATTTGTTACCATGGTCCATGGCAAAGTTTGTTTCTATTTTTGTAACACCATTCTTTACATTCCATAAAGCTAACGGTGTCTTTGGTTCCCACTTAGAACCACCTAGTAAAGCACCAACTTCTGATGCCATTCCACATTTGCTACGTACATCTAGCCATTCTTGTGACCCTTGTGGCAGGTCTTCATTCTTTATTATCTTCATTTAAAAATTCCTCTAGTTTAAATTTATTAAATTCATCAAGCCAATCTTCTCCTGGAGTTGGCGAGATGTGTACATCAACATGTATCTGTTTAGCTGCTAGCCTCTCAGCCAGTTGGTAAGCAGATTTCTGACCAACATATGATTTGTCGTTGTCAGCATATATTTGTACTTCTGTTATGTCTTCTGGTGGTTCGAAGGTTGCCATGCAGTGTGCATTCATTACAGAAAATGCAGGCAGCCCAGAGATTTGACTTGCAGCTATTGCAGTTTCTATTCCTTCGGCTAAGCATATAGTTCCTTCATGTTCATGAAGTCTAATTGCAGCACCAGTTATTGTACCTTTGGGTGGCATAATCTTTCTTGCTGTGCCTCCTTTAAGTTTTGTTCCATTCTTAGTATACGTTAAATGCCATGATACACCAACACCTTTTGCATCTTGTATTAATCCTAGCATTGTAGGGAACGGTCCAAGCTTAGCACCGTGTTCCCATGTATATAAGTTTGCCTCTTTAAGTGTTTCTGGATAATCATTAATGCCACGATTGGCAAGATAATCACATATATATCCACGATATACAATAGGCTTTGCCATCTTAGCTACTTTGCGTAGTGCAGGTACAGGGTCTTTCTTTTGTTTAGCTGGTTGGAATGTTGTGTGATCTATAATAGGTCTTATAGCATCCAAACAATCTGTAAAACTCCAGCCGTGTACTTTTTGTAATAGTTCGAACCCATCGCCAGCACCACATGTATTACAGTAGTATGTGCCACGACCATCTTTATCATCGAACCTAAATCTATCTGTCCCTTCCATACATATTGGACAAGGACCATGTTTATTTTGTAGGTAGTTTCTATCTATCCCTAATGAGGATAGCACGCCATACCATTTGCCAGTTACGTCTAATTTATTACTCATGTTTCCTCCTTACTTATATTTATTTTTACTTTTTGCTTTCTTTATTCTTAAATGTTTAATGTAGCTGTAACATTCGCTACTTGGTTTTATTGGTTCTGCATTTTGATAACTTGGATAGTCATTAAATCTTTGTTTGTATGTATGATATGCCCATCCGGGTTTGTAATTGTACATAGCACAGTAACCTAAAAGCATTTTATAAAACTCTTCTTTAAACGCAGGTGCATATGACAGTTTACTTTTAACAGTTTTAGTTTTCTTGTCTACAAATCCAAGCTCTTTATCTAGGACTGCAACATATTTAGATTTCTTAAGTTGTACATGCCCACACTTACTACATATGTTAGACCCAGAGTAAACAGAAAAACATCCTTCACATATAATCTGAGCTTCTTCTTTTGGCTGTGCAAGTTTTCTTTCTTTAGCAGTTAATTTTATTTTACGATCAAGTGTCCAATTAATATCTTCTTCAATGAACCCGTGCATATATACAGCACCAGAGTGATCTATAATTGTTGCTTTGTCTTTGCCTTTATGTGGTCTCAATACTCTGCCAACCATTTGTATATACATACCTAACGATTTAGTTGGTCTTGCAAGTACACATACTTCAGCTGGGGGGCAGTCAAATCCCTCAGTTAATACCATGCAATTACAAATTATTTTTGTATCACCATTATTAAAATCGTTTAATACACGTTCTCTTTCTTTGTTATCTGTTTCGCCATCTATATGTGCAGCTTTAACACCAATATCAATAAAAGATTCTGCTAAGTTTTTACTATGAGCAACAGATGAAGCAAAGACAATAGTCTTTTTGTTGTTGCCTATCTTTTTCCATGACGATACTATGTCGCCTATTAATTTAGGTTTGTCCATCCTATCTGCAAGTTGCACAGAATTATAATCACCCATAGAAGTTTGTATACCATTAAGATCAGGTATTGTTGGCGCATAATATTCACATGGTACTAGGTGTCCTGCTTTAGTTAGCTCTCTAATAGACGGAGCTTGAACCATATCTGAAAATATAAACCCAAGTCCTTTACCATCAGAACGAACAGGTGTTGCTGTCAATCCTAAGACTTGACTGTCTTCATACATACCTACAAGTTTTATGTAAGTTCTACTTAATGACCTGTGTGCCTCATCAATAATAACTACATCTGCTTTTGGCAGAGGTTCTGTTTTATTTGTTATTGACCGAGACCTTAGTGTATCTATAGAGGCTACTTGTGTTTTATGCCAGAACTCTGAGGTTTCACCAGCCATAATAATTCCATGCCTGATTCCTTCGTTAGTTAATTTGTCTGAGCATTGTTGTATCAATTCTCTTCTATGTGCTAGAAAGAGTACGTTTTTATTTTGTTCTATCAAATATTTTACATAAGCTGAAGCCATGATTGTTTTTCCAGAACCAGTAGCAGCTTGTAGTAATATGTTTTTGTTTCCTTTTCTTTGAGATCGTATGATGTTATTAAGAGTGTCTTTCTGATACTGTCTTAACGCCATCATCGTTCTCCTTATAGTTAACTCCTAATGCTTCAAGAGCTTTTGTTAGCTGTGTTATAGTTTCTTTCAGACTGTCATTCTCTTTTTTCAACATTCGATTTATTCTTAGTGCTTCTTCATTAAAGTGTTTATTATTATTAGGGTTTACCATTATTCCTCCATGTTAAGTGAGCAGTTTTAGAGTCTTGCTCAGGACCATTAAGGATTATTTAGAACGGAATGTTCTCGTCATCATCATCAACAGTTTCTGTAATTTCAGCAGTTGGTCTTTCAAGATAAGTAAACTCATCTCCACCAGCTCCGCCTTCATACTCTACTAGCTCCATGACCTGTACACCTACGAGTGTAGCAGTGACGCCACTTTTGCCAGCGTACTCCCATGGTCTTTCCATGTATTGTACGTTGCATAACGAGCCATTACCTATAGCCATGTCGCCTAGGTTGTCACCATATTTATCTTTAACAAATGGTGCAGATATTTCCATCTTTTCCATGATTCCTGTAATAGGATTCTTTTTATTAAAGTGTGTGTTGCGTTTTATTTTTACGAACGGTGTTCCATCTTCAGGATCAAAGCGTTCTTTCTGTGCAAATCCTTTAGCAACCCATTCTTTAGATTGTTCTGGTGTTACATGACAATCTATTGTCCATTCAGTATCTTCTGAAGCATACTTTTGAGCAGGGTTGTTGCCAACTCTTGCCCATTTTACTTTTACATTGTTTAGAATCATTTAGATTCTCCTTATTACTTGTTATAAAATGATAAGCCTATCGCTTATCCCCGTGAAAAGACTTTGTATATCAGTCTTTTGTTTTCTTTAAATCCTACAGGAAGCACGCAGTGCTTACTTTCTAGTAAAAAAAAGAGCCATACATTCTGAGGAGGTGTGGTAGTTTCAGAGTGTATGGCGTTTTTTTGTGTTGCATAACTACCACATGATGCAACATGAATTTTGTTACTTTCCCTTTAAGGGGACACCCGAGATTTTTTCTTCACGTTCTATGAGTTTATCTAAGAACCATCTAGCTTTTTTCAAATCACATACACCGTCTTTAAATCTCCATCGTGCAATATATTTTTGTACTGTCCCAGTTAGGTAATCCATTTTTTGGTCAAGTATAAAATCTATTACTTCTATTTTACCTTGTTGATAATGTGGTGGGTTTATTTTATCTGGTTTGTCTGATGGTCTGTCTTCATTCCATCGTACTTTTATTTCTTTATCTGTCATTGTATATCCTTTACATGTAATGCTGTGTCTATAATCAAAAGTTTGTTAATTAAATATGCTCGTTTGTAATACGGATCACCCGGTCCTTTAAATCTAGCAGGCTGCAGTCCGTTCTTTGCTATTATTTCAAATAAAATTCCTGGTGTTGTTACTATAATCTGTTTGCCTGTGTGAAAAACCCAGCGGTATGCTTTTGTTGTTGATAAGGCTGATGGTTTGTCATTGTATTCTATCTCAACCACAAGGTTTCCTGTTTGTTGTGACATTGGGTCGTACTTTACTTCTACTCCTTTGTCATCGCAGGGTATGTGTATATCCCATTCTTTACAGTAACCGTCAACTAAATAAGCATCATCATATTTTTTTTTAACCCACACTAGTATTTCTTTTTCTATTTTCTGACCTCGCTTAAGGTCTTTAGCAAAGCTTGTTTCCATGTTGTCTCCTAACAAAAGAAAAAGTCTGAACCGTATATATCTTCTAGTATTAAATTGCCGAGTGCAGGTACATCTTTATCAAAGGTTTGATCGTTCCATATTATTTCTTCACGCATGTTTGCAAATATATCTTTAGCATACATTTTTATAAACTGACTTTTAGTTGTGTGAATCAATTCTTCTACGTCGCATCCGTGAACACTAAAGCTATCGTGTATAGCTCCAAAGCTCGGTAAATCTAGTTTGTTTATAACCAAAGACATGTGACTTGCATCATATGAATGAACCCAGTTAGCACCAATAGCAGACAGATGTTCTGCAAGTGCAGGTTTATCAGTTACATCTAAGTAGACATGACTTATTCTGTGTTTACCTATACACCCTTTATAAACTTTTTTGCGTGCTACCCATTTTTGAGTGAGTACTGGGAAACCGCTTGGTGTATTCCATGATATGTCTTTCATGTTCATGTTGTTTATTTTATGAAGCACTAGTTCTTGTAAATATTTTTTAATTTCTACAGGACCATGACATATAGAATCATATGCTTTTACTAAATCTTTACCTAAAGTTTTTGAATCTGATTTAGTTATATTAAACGTCGAAGTTATTCCAGCATCATAACAATCTTGATAAATAATTTCACCAATTTTTCTTGCACCTGCATCATATGCACGTGTCATGGAGCCACGTTTACTGATGCCTTTACGTATTAATTTCATTGGTATGTGTTGCATTTTGTTACCAATGTCTGTGTTTTTGTTGAGTTCTAATATCTTTTTACCCATGACTAAGTAAAAATCTTTAGGCATTTTCATTGGCATGAGTCCTACTAACTCACCAGCTTTTTCATCTAAAGACATTGCTGCTAAATGTTGCGTACCGTTGTTAACTCCGTCGATTGAGATTGGCATTGACGAATAATATGGTTCACCACTTAATGCGCTGCCGATTATTCCGCCAATTTCAAAACACAATGATAAGAATACCCAAGGTTTTTCAGCAGAAAGCCAATAGTTTTGTGTACTAATAGGGTCTTCAGCTACGTTTAATATTTCATCAATATGTTCTATCGTCCAATTGTGTTTGTCTAACACACTCATTTTATCTACTGAGATGTCTACTAACCCATCATTTTCAAGAGATTTTTTATAATCTAACGTTAGCCATTCCTGCAAAGGTATCTCGTTTATTTTGTAGGTTTTATTAAATGATGTTGCTGCGTGTATAAATGTGTATTCAGCGCCTTTTTGGTCGACCTCTTTTTCCTCAGCAAATAAAAAATGACCTCTTGCTAAATCGTTTGATTGATAACTAAAGTATGGATCTCGATTGTAAATTCTACCACGGTAATCTAAATACATAGATTGATAAAACTTATAACCTAACCACCCGGGTGAAGTATCGTTTCCATTTATTGTTTCTAAAATCGCCCTGTTTCTAGAGGCTTGTGACTGGATGCGAAGGCAGTATTGTTTGTCTGTCCACTGTCTATTTTCAATGTTATATTTGTTTTTAATAAGAGCTAATTTATTTTCTGTTTCTTGAATTTTGATTTTGTTTTTTAGTTTACTTATTCGTATATTTAATTTCTCAATTTCTTTTTCTAATACAGGTACAGCACTTGAATTACCTAGCTCTGGTTGAAACAAATCTTGATCTCTATATAAGAGCATACCTTTTAAATGTTTGTTAATATGTTCACGTTTTATATCTATAGTGTCAAACATTACTACCATACCTTCACTATTGATTAGTTCTATCTCAGTATTAGTTAGTTTTGGATAAAGTTGTAAACTTACAGCAGCAACTTGTGAATTAATTTTCCATCGTACATTTTCTAGTTTTTCTATTGACTTATAAAATGCTTTATTGTTATAGCTGTTGTCAATATTAACATTGGATTTGACTAATTTTTCTTTGACACCGTTTGTTTTACGATAACCGTTGATCCATTTTTTATATTTGTAGCGTGATATACCAGTTCTTTCTTGTTGATTAATTGACACTTGAAAAAACTTAACACCCATTTCTAGTTTATATGGATTATAGTTGAATTTTCTTTTTATATTGCTTAAATACACGTCTTCTACTCTAAAATATGCTTCACGAGCAAGCACAAGGTACTTTTCAGCGATTAAAATGTCTAAGATGAAGTCCCCTAGCATGATACAAGTTTGTTTGCTGTAATCGAATTCTGAGAGGTCTAACACATTTACGCAAAAACCACCAATGGACGTACTTGTGTTAGTTAATTTTATAGATCCATCGTCTTTTTTGAATTGTTGAATAAGATAATTAAACGTCATGTTTAATATTTTTACAGTTCTGTAATCGTTGTACACGCATTGAGCATCTCGAAATATTATTGCAGCGTGTGTGTTGTTATGATTTCTTGAAGTTATTTTGTATTCTAATATATCAGCAAGCTGATTGAGCAAGTTTGTTTGCAATTTACACCTCTTTGTTAAATACCCTTATTATCATACCCTTATTAATATGACGATATAAAAAAAAATTTAGAGCACCACATAGTGTGATGCTCTTTTTGTTAATTGTTTCTTCTGTTTTTCTGATTTTTTGCTTGCAGTATGTATATGCTGATTGCAACTAGCCAAGCACATAGTACCACAAAGCCTATGAATAGCATTACTTTGCAAATAATTCTTGCATTCTCGCAGGTATAACATGATTTGTATTACATGCGTCACAACAATCACCATTGATTTGTACAGGGTCTGGGTTATTACCAAAACCTGTAAAGTGTTCTTCACATATTACACATTGCCAAATTTCTTTGCCATCACGTTCACTACCTTCTGTTGAACCAGCTACAAATGTATCAGTTATTTCTAACCCGTGATGCAACTCTTCATCTTCTACTCTATCAGGTGCTACCATTTCTGCAAACAACATATTATGTTTGTTGAATTCGTCTGTACCTATGTGTTTGTATTGAATATTTTTCTTAGCTAAATATTCTGCATCATAGTATGTATCTACAAATTGTTCCATTTCGTCAACATATATTCTTTTGTCAACAGTTACTATACATTGATATTGTATTTCGACATCATAATATTTACGTTGGTATTCATCTAACAATAATTTATTAGTCATTAATTTGCTCCAGTTATGATTACATCGTAGTAACCATCTTGTTGATATTTTAATAGTAATGCTTTGGCATCAGTATATGTCAGCATTTTTGGGTTCATGCGTTCACCGTCAACCCATACTATATATTTTTTAATTTCTTTTCCTGTTAGCATACTTTTCCATTTAGTCTTCTTCGCCATCATTGTTAAACCTTTCTGTTAATTCGTTACAATCTAGCATGTCAAACACATTATCATTTGACATATATTTTAGACAACACAATAGAAGATGGTCGGCAGTTACACGACCTTCTTCTACCATTTCTAATGCTTCATTACGCCATTCACGATACATTATTGTCCACCTTGTGGAATTATCATCATGTCTTCCATTGATGTATAGAATGCACCACCGGCATTACCTTCATCATCACTACTAGCAATGATTGAATGACCATCAGTGAATTCAATGAATGGTGTTGCACTCCAACCCATTGCTTCTTGTTCCATATTGTTTAAGTATCCTATTCTAGCAACTGTTTTACCTTTGAATAGTTTTGTTGCATCTTCTGACCAGTTTCTCATTTGATTAACTCCCTGTGTTTTGATATTGTGCTGATGTCATGTATTTCATGATAACCACCAGCTATTTGTGAATGTTCAAAGCTTACATGCCCCATGTTTAATAAAGACGCAATTTCATCTCTGCCAAGAGTATTAATTGTTATTTTATAAACGTGTGTACCTTTTGTGGGGATAGCTAATGCTTCTTCTTTCGTTGCATAGTATGACGAAAAATATAAAAACTTTTCGTCTTCTGTTATGTCTTTGTCTTGACACCAGTTATTTGTTTTTTGATAAATTATCATGATTCATCACCATCTGTTATTGTTATATTTATTTCTATACGTTTATCTGTTTTGAGCATGCCTTCTATTAATGTTGTGTTTATTGTCACGCAATGTCTGTCACCATTGAATAAGTCTATAAGCATATCTTGTAATGATTCATCTAGGTTGATGTGTGCACGTCTTAATGGTTGTGCAACAGGTGTGTGTTTATCTTCATTTAATCTTTTATCTAACAATTCCCATTCGTATATCTTCTGAGCTCATTCGTATGCCTCTCTTGTCCATTCACATTGTGTATTTATTCCCATGCTTCACGCATCCATTCTGAATAGTAGTGATATCCTCTGTCATAACTTGTTTGAAGTTTGATACGATATTTTTTGCGTATATATTCAGCAGCATCTTCATCGTCAACAAAATATAAACCTTCATCTACAACATATGTACCAATGAAAGCCCACCCTTCTTTGTACATACTAGGATAAATTTCTTTGAATGGACGCCCTGAACCATGGTCATAGTATACTTCTTCATTTGGATGAGTCTGCATACCAGTTGGGTATATATATTCTCTATGTATTATTTCCATTAGTAACCTCTTGACATTTCTTCATAGGATAGTTTTTTATCCTCATCATCTAGTCGATAAGCACCCCAGTGATAATCACGTTGTAGCTCGTCAATCATATCATGTGTGCGTTCTAGCACATCATCTAGTATTATTTCTGACACACTTTGAACGATACTTCCATAAACACGTTCTTGCTCGATTTGTGACAGTTCTTCTATTTCTGGACATTTTTGATCTATAAAGTTTTTTACAATGTCCCATATTACAACACCTATACGCATTTCTATTAGTTTTGTATACATATTAAAACCTTATTATTTGATATATTATTATCGCTATCATAGTAAATATGAATAGCTGAAAGAACAACAGCATTTAACATTCTGCTGTGTAGTATAGTTCGTCAGCGTCTGGATTGTCTTCAAAGAATTTTTGCATTTTGTAACCTAAGTGTAGTCTTGCAATCCATTCCCATATTGGCATCCATTTAGCTTCGTTTTCATTGTAAGCTGGTTTGTCTGATATATCGGGTTTAGGTACACCAATTTCTTTGTATTTAAATAGCCAGTCCTGGAAGTTTGTATACGACCATTCTTTGTTTGTACCACTATGTTGTCTCGCCCATTCAGTAGACCATCTATCCCATTCTTGCCACAGTTCATAATAGTTATAGTCAATCCATTTTTTACCATTTCCATTATGTCTTACATGTTTGAATGATAGGTTTTTTATTAGTTGTTGAATTTGTTTAGTGCCAACATCTTCGAACACGTCACGATCTTGTCTGTATTCTATGATGTTGCTATCACATTCTTCTGAACCAAAGTGTTCACCATCGTCACTCGATTGAACACCAAACCAAAACTTACCTTCTATGTCACCATCGTAATATCTGCCCATTATTTTATTACTCCTAATTTATGTGCTAGTTGTATAGTATCTAGTAGTTTTTCTACTTTTCTTTGTACATCGTATTTTCCATCATCTTCTAGATATCTTGGTTCTACAGTTAATACAGTCATTTCTTTATCATCATCTGATTTCAATGTTTGATGTGTACATTCTATATTTTCATAATTTAATCTAAATATATTTGTTAATTCGAATGTTGTCATTTCGTCTTTAGGTTCTATATGTATTTTCATGATTGCTCCTTATTTGATTCACGCCATTGTTTATATTCTTTAGTTTCTTTTACTATGTTTGCACTTGTGCAGTGAAAGTCACGTGAGTCAAGTTCATTTAGAAACTTGTCATCTTTCATTTGTTGTTCGACAAGTTCAATTGCTTCTTCTGCACTATTTGCTTCTACATATTGAAGCATAGGATAAAGTTCTATCTCGCAAGAGTATTCATATTGTTTTATTTCTTCCAGCTCGTCATAGTCTATTGTTTGTGCTAGATTTTGCATTTCATAATTCAATGCTGTTGCTAAGTTCCATGGTAACGGCTCATCAATTACTGAATTAGCCTTGATTCTATCTAGGACTCTTTGCATTAATGTATTTACATTTGAATCTGTCAACGCTAGGTTGTAGTCATCTACTTTTTGCATTTATATTCCTTAATTGTTGTTATAAAAACCAGTACACCCTACCGCATTTGGTGGGGTGCATTGTAAGTGCTGTGCTTCTTGCATTTTTTGTTCGAATGTACTACAAGAAGACAGCAGTAACATTAGTATTATTATTCGTCCCATTCTTCTACAGCTTGGAGCATACTTGCAGGTACATTCCAGCCACCATCATGTGTATCGATTACGCAACGTTTTATGTTTTTCTTGCGTACAGTACCTACTTGTATTTCACCGTAGCGGTTTTCGAATTGAACACGATCACCGACTTTTAGGTCACGCATTATTGCTTTTGATATATTCTCTTTGCGTTGTTTTATTAAGTCACCAATGCTTTTGAGTTCTTTCATGTCGCTACTGTCAATAGCTTTTTTGATTACGTCATTTGCTGTCATATTATTTCCTTAGTCAATTAAATCAAAGTATGCTTGTGGATTGTTTTCAATGAACCAGTTTTTACCTTTGATAAAGTCATTGTATAATTCACGAGCTTGTATAGCATCATCTTTAGCTGCTTGAAGATGCATGTTGTAACTACCCATGAGTACATCATAGACAGCTACTTCTACAGGATTTAGTTTTACTTTTACACCTGTAAATCTATTGGCAACAGTTTCGTGGTTATTGCCAACCATCATTCCAGCGCTGAATGGTACATCTGATTTGACATACCCATATTCTGCATAAATATCTTTTGTTTTTGTTTCCATTATGCTTCATCCAAATGATATTCAGCTACATGACATTTTTTGCCAAATTGGTTTTTTACGGTTATTGTTTTGCATTGATTTTATGACCGTAATGATGTCTGAGCTTGTATATGATTGCAGCTAGTCTTGATACTGAGAGACTTATATTTGCCTCACGTTGTGTTATTGTGCCACGATTTTGAGAAAGTTTAATACTAAATCTTCTTGCGTCATATCCTTATTCATTGTCTAGTTCCTTATTGATTAAATAATAAAATAAAATAACAATGCCACCCGATATGAGTAGCATTGTTACGTCTATGATGTCTGTTACCACCATGAGTCATATACAACTTTGTATCCGTCTTTGATAGCACGTAACCCTTTGCTAACGAATTCTAAGTCATATTTGTCAATTTCGTCACGATAGTCAGCAGCATCATAACTATCTTGACCAAAGAAGAAGCCAGATGTACTTGGCATATTTCTTTTCTTTATGGCTTGCCGTAAATCAAGCAAGTCACGTTTTGTGAGTTGAAGTGGTATACAATTGAATTGCATATCATCACCACGTTGTAGTGGGAAGCCTTTCTTTTCCCACAAGTCACCCATCCAACCATGTAGTCTGTTGTGTTTACGCCAGTAAGCTAATTCAACATGCTCACTATCATCAACAGTTATATCATCAGTTTTAGTTTTCCAAGCGTACATATCTAAACCCATTACTTATCCTCCAAGTTATATTTCTTATTAATTTTATTATTTAGATGTGCAAAGAATGGAGCTAAGGCACAAGCAGTACCTATCATTGCACATAAAAATAGCATGAAGCCTAACAGTATATGTTCTAACATTTTATCTCCTAGTTTGAATGGCGCATTGTTGCATCGCCATAGGTTAAAGGTTCTTCTGTATTATGTTCTGGCATATTGGATAGCCAGATATCACGATTGATCGCATCACGTTGTATTGAATCAACAACAACTTGATAGTGATTTTTAGTACAGAATTCCCAGAATTGACGTTTGTATGATATTACATTGAGTTTGTACAACATTTCAGCTGAACCAAGGTCAAACTTTTTGTCAATTACTTTATTAAACTTTGCAATTGTCTCTGGATTTTGCCAAGACAAATGAAAGTCGGTTCTTTTTATTTTACGTAGGTCAATCATAGTAACTCCTATTTATTATTATGAAATGAGCAGTTTATTAGCAGACTTCATGCTCAGGAAGTGCATCATAGAGCCCTCGCTTCTATAAATTAGGTGAGCAGTTTAGCAGTGATGCTCAGCACCTATCGTTGTATTAGACATCACCGCATATTGATGATGAATCGCAAAGCCCACTAGTGTTAATAGCTTTACTATTCCTGACAGGACTCGGTTCCGCATACAGCTAGTTAGTCAGGTGTTTGGTGAGAGGACATCGCTTCCGTTTATTAGACGCATTGACTTATGGATGTTTTAGCAGTAACCTCTCGTTAAAGCGGTGGGATTCGAACCCACAATACCAGCGTCCCGGTATTACCTTTCTTTGAAATTTGGGAGCACTTTTAAGTGATGCTCAGCACTAGGAGAGAAGACAAGCCATACTACCATAGGAGAGTAGTAATCTAACGTCTTCATATGAACCCTTATTTTCATACCACGATAACTATGAGTTAAACGAAATAACAAACCAACGTCATATTTCTACAACGTTGGTATAGTATTAATGTGGAATGACTTCCATGTCGCTAACATCAACAACAGGTTGCTGTTCACGATATTGTGGTTGACTATTTGTGCGTGGTATTTCAGTACCAGAAGTAGGCGCAACATTGGAGCTATTCATTTCCATTGGTTGGTCATTTTTATCAAGCAATACAATCTTACCACCAATAGCATTTGTTTGAACCTCAGTGAAGTTCATATCTATGCCGTCTTGTTTGTACTGTCGTTGAGTTAGACGACCTTGAACCAAGACTCTTGCACCACGTGTTAACGCATTCCACAGCATTTCGCATGCAGGTGGATAGTTACCGTTTCTATCTTGATTGAAGTTCTGAACCACATTAGTCCAGTCAGCATTCTCATGCTTTTGCCCTTGAGCGTCATACCAAACGTTGTTGGTTGCGACACTAAAACGCAAGGCTTTGAAAGCAGGTTTACCTTTAGGTGTATATTCAGTAAGTTTGCTATCTTTACCCGTTTGTCCTACTAAAAGGATTTCATTAATATTTATCATTGAGATGACTCCTATATTAAGTAAACTGCTTATTAGTTTGCCTGAACGTACAGCAGTGTAATACGAACAGTATCATCAAGAATTCACGCAGTGAATTCCAAAAGTAATTGATTACTGTATCTTCTACGACAACAATGTGCCTAGAGATGTGTGACCTACTGAGGTTTGTTAGTAATCATTAAGGTTTCATGCAATGAAACCAAGTGTGTAATATATATGTCATTGAGTGAAACATAAGTGTGTTGCATGAGTCAATTAGT